TTCGTCGAATATCTGCGTCCGCAAACCATCGTTGGCAAGTTCGGTCAGGGTGCGATTCCATCGCTGCGTAATATCCCGTTCAATGTCCGAATTGCTGGTCAGACTTCGGGCGGCGCGGGCTACTGGGTTGGTCAGGGCGCGCCGAAACCGCTCACCAAATTTGATTACAACGCGACGAATCTGACCTGGGCCAAGGTGGCCGCGATCTCGGTCATCACGGATGAACTGATCCGCTTCAGCAATCCGTCTGCCGAGGCGCTTGTACGCAATGGCTTGGTGGATGCACTGCGCGAACGTCTGGATATCGACTTCATCGATCCGGGTAAGGCCGCGGTTGCGAATGTTTCTCCGGCGTCGATCACCAATGGTGTTGCGGCAATCAGCTCCAGCGGTTCGGATGAAGCGCATGTCCGCGCTGACCTTCGCGCTCTCTGGGCGCCGTTCATTGCGGCGAACATCGCCCCGACTACTGCGGTCTACATCATGTCTTCGACTACGGCCCTTGCCCTGTCGCTCATGGTCAATGCCCTGGGTCAGCGCGCGTTCCCAGACATTTCGATGAACGGTGGCACGCTGCTCGGTATTCCGGTCATTGTGTCGGAATACGCAAAGAACACGGGCGGTTCCGCTGGCGGCCTCGTCATCTTGGCGAACGCTTCGGATATCTGGCTGGCAGATGACGGCGGCTTCACTCTGGATGCGAGCCGTGAGGCTTCGCTGCAGATGGACGATGCGCCGAGCGTCAATAGCGCCACCGGCACCGAATCGCAGCTCGTCTCGATGTTCCAGACGAACAGCGTGGCTCTGCGTGCGGAGCGTTTCATCAACTGGCAGAAGCGTCGCAGCGCTGCCGTGTCGTATCTCGACGCGGTGACCTGGGGTAGCTGAGTAAGTTGAATTGGGTGCGGCTCCTAACGGGGCCGCACCATTTTGGAGGGATGATGAGCAGAGTTCCAATAAAAATTACTCGTGCGTTTCGCGGTAATGCGGTTGGCAGCGAAATGCGGGTTTCGGCGCACGAGGCGCGGTTTCTTGTGCTATCCAATCACGCGCAATACATCACCACGGCATTGACGCCGGAGAAGCCGCCAGTTGCTGTTGCGGTAGTCGATACGGTCGCCGAATCGGCGGAAGTTGCCGAAGAGACTAATGCCGGCAGCGAAGAAGAATCCGATGGCGTCGAAATCTCGCCGCGCACCGGCCTTCCTAAGCGGCAATATCGCCGTCGCGATTTGACTGCGGAGTGAAGATGAAGGTGATCTGCGGCTATGCTTTGGCGTTTGCTGCGCAAGTGCGCCGCATTGCCCTATCGCCGATTACTTGGGTGCTCGCCCTTTTCGTGGCTGGCGGCGCACAAATCACGCACGGCATCGCACTCGCTGCCGGAGTTCCTTATGGCTGGATTTGTGCTGGCCTATTTTGCCTCGCCATGGCGTATTTGATCGTAAGAGGCGTGCGGAATGCCTGACATTTTTCAAGCGCTTGGCGGGCTGGTGAAGTCCGTACCGGGTAGCCTATAGTCGGTCGATAGTCGCGGCTGGCTCCCGCTTGTGCGCGAACCATTTCCCGGCGCATGGCAACAAAACGCATCGCAGACGGTAGATGGACAATTGTCCTACTACGCGGCATATGCATGCGTCACATTGATTTCAAATGACTTCGGTAAATTGCGTCCTCGCCTTGTCGAAAAACGCGGGAACATCTGGAAGGAAACGACGAGTTCGGCATTTTCGCCAGTCATTCGCAAACCGAATCGCTATCAGAACCATATCCAGTTTAAGGAATGGTGGGCGATGAGCAAGTTGGTTTTCGGAAATACGTATGCCCTGCTTGAGCGCGATGCTCGCGGCATCGTGGTTCAGCAATACATTCTCGATGCTCGCCGCGTTTTGCCACTCGTTGCGCCAGATGGCCAGGTCTACTATCAGCTTCACACGGATAACCTTTCCGGTGTTACGGAAGAAATCCTAGTTCCGGCATCAGAGATCATCCATGACCGGATGAACTGTCTGTTTCATCCGCTGGTCGGCATCTCGCCGCTATACGCTGCCGGCGTACCTTCGGCGCAGGGTATCGCGATCCAGAATTCCAGCCGTAGTTTTTTTGCGAATGGTGCGCGTCCATCTGGCGTGCTGACTGCGCCCGGTCAAATCGGCCAGGAAACCGCTGACCGCCTGAAGCTGGCATGGGAAGAAAAATTTACCGGTGTGAATTCCGGCAAGATCGCCGTACTCGGCGATGGCTTGAAGTATGAACCGATGGTCATGACGAGCGCCGATGCGCAACTCATCGAATAGTTGAAAATGACCGCGGAAATGGTCTGCGCCGCCTTCCATGTTCCAGCGTTCAAGGTGGGTATCGGCCAGATGCCGACCTATCAAAATGGGGAAGTACTGAATCAGATCTATTATTCGGACTGCCTGCAATCTTTGATCGAGGAATACGAGATTTGTCAGGATGAAGGGCTTGGTATTGGCGAGGCGGTCACTATCAACGGGCGCAGCACACAACTAGGCGTTGACCTCGACTTGCGCGGTCTGTTCCGCATGGATACGGCGACATAGATGCGCACGCTTGGCGAGGGGGTGAAAGGTTCCATCCTGACCGTCAACGAAGCGCGCGAGGAGATGGATCGCGACAAGATTGCCGGCGGTGATACGGTATATATGCAGCAGCAGAACTTTAGCCTCGAAGCGCTCGCCAAGCGCGATTCCCTGCCCAATCCATTTGTCATCGATCGTCCGACCGCAAACCCCGACCCATCTGTTAGCGGGCCTCCGGCGAACGCCGATCCGAACCAAGACCAGGCGACCGGAAAGGCTTTCGCCTATGACGTGCAAAAAGCATTTGAACAGGAGTTAGCCGCGTGAATTTCGATCCCGTTGAATTTGGCAAGGGACTGGCGCGGTCAGTCAAGGCGCTGATTTAGGAGCGCTTGGCACCAATGGAAGCGCGGCTTGTCGCTGCAGAATCTCGGGCATTGCTTCCCGGTCCATAGGGCGAGAAAGGCGAAACCGGCCAAACTGGTCCGCAAGGTGATCGCGGACTGGATGCGGACATGGGCGAGATCAAATCGCATATCGATCTCGCGGTACTAGCGATAGTCAAAGATTGTTTCGATAAAACTGCCGATTCTCTCCGTGGCGAGAAGGGCGATCCTGGGGTTGCTGGCGAACACGGCCAAATCGGTCCATAGGGGCCGCAGGGTGAGCGCGGAGCAGATGGCGCTATCGGAGCATAGGGCGAAAAAGGCGAGCCGGGGAAGGACGCACCTCCAGTCGATATGCGCGCCCTTGCCATTGAGCTTTCAAAGTCTCCCGAGATACGAGTTGTTATCGATTTGATTGTCGCTTCAGGAGTTGCCGAATATTTCAAAGAGCATCCGATCAGGGATGGCAAGGATGGTGCAGACGGCGTTCCGGGTCCGCAGGGTGCCAAGGGAGAAAGGGGCGAGACCGGCGCCGATGGCGTTGGTCTTGGCGGCGCAATCATCGATCGCGATGGCCAGCTTGTCGTCACACTCACCAATGGCACGGTCAAGACGCTCGGCCCTGTCGTCGGCAAGGATGGCGAGGCTGGTCGAGATGGCGCGAATGGAAAAGACGGTCTAAGTGTCGAGGGCCGCGAACTTGCCTATGATGGTGAGACTGGCGAAATCATCGAACGGTGGAGCGCTGCTGGTGAGATGAAGGAATTCCGCTATCCCGCCGTTGGCATTCGCCAGCGCGGTTACTGGCGTGAAGGTACGGCATGCAAGGCTGGTGATGGCATGACGCATGGCGGCTCATTCTGGATCGCCAAACGCGACAATGCGAGCAAGCCATGCCCGGAGAATGCCGACGATTGGTATTTGTGCGTTCGCAAGGGGCGTGACGGCGAGCGCGGTCCTGCCGGTACGGCGTATGTTCCGTCCACACCGGTAAAACTGGACGCTGCCAAATGACAAACCTTGTCTCGCTCTCATAGGCACGGGCGCATCTTCGGTTGGATACAACTGACGAAGATACATTCATCGCGTTGATTGTTTCTGCGGCGAGTGCGGCCGTGCTCGGCTACGTCAAGAATGGCCCGGACATCTTTCTGGATTCTGCCGGTGATCCGATCCTAGATAGCAATGGCGATCCGCTCGGCATCCCGGACGATATGAAATTTGCAACACTCTTGCTTATCGGCGAGTTCTACAAGAATCGCGAAGGGCAATCCGAGAATCAGGTTGACCCGCAATACGGCTACGCCTACCTGAATCGCGCTGTCATTTCTCTGCTATATCGCTATCGCACTCCGAGCTTGAGCTAATGGCAATTGATGCCGGGAAACTCCGTCATCGCGTCGCGTTGCAGGCCCAGGCCCAGGCGCAAGACCCGAATACTGGCGAGGTCACTGTTTCGTGGCAGACGCAGGCGACCGTATGGGCGGCAATCGAGCCGCTATCTGTGCGCGAATTTTTGCAATCTCAGGCCGTGCAGTCAGAGGTAACAACCCGCATCACGATTCGCCGCAGGAGTGACGTAACGGCCGCATGGCGCGCGGTCCATATGGTCAATGGAATTGAGGGAAAGATTTACAACATCAAAGGCATTTTGTCCGATCCGATCAGCGGCTTGGAATATCAAACGCTTCCCTGTGCGGAGGGCGTGAATCAGGGCGGCTCATAATGCTATTCGCGGTTTTGTGTACTGGCCCGAGCCTGACGCGCGAATAGATCGATGCGTGCCGAGGAAGGTGCAAGGTTGTTGCAGTATCTGACGCTTGGGAGCTAGCGCCATGGGCTGACGCGATGGTATCGCACGATGCTCAATGGTGGCGCGCGCATCCCGAGGTGACGTTTCGCGGACCTAAGTTCACCGCGCATCCATCCGGCTTACACGAAATTGGCATCAAGGAATTTCGGCATGCGGAGGGGAACAGCGGAACGCTTGGTATCGAGGTCGCGATATATCGCGGCGCAACTCGAATCCTATTGCTCGGATGCGATCTGAAAGGAACACACTACTTCGGGCCGCATTCATTACCCGGACTCAAAAATACGACGCCCGAGAGGTTCAAGATATTTCAGCGCCAGTTCGCACTCCGATCACATCTTCCGGTCGTGAACTGCTCGCCTGACTCGGCGCTTGAATGCTTTCCTCGTGGCAATTTGTTGGATGAATTGAATGCCTACGGCATGGCTTGCGATCAGGCCGCTTGAATCGCGGATTGCGACATTCACGGCCGGGCTGAAGCAATGCGGATTCGCGGTACGGCAGGAAATGACGGTAGCGCCGGATGATGGCGATGTCCTGATTATCTGGAACCGTTACGGCTAGGCGCATGAATGCGCGAAAGTGTTTGAGCGGAAGGGATTGACTGTTCTAGTCGCCGAAAACGCGACATGGGGCAACGACGCGCAGGGAGGCCCGTGGCTGTCGTTGTGGCTAGGGCTGCATAACCGCCGCGACTCAATACGCGATGGCGGTTCCGAGCGCTGGGATGCGCTGGCGATGCCCTTGACGGCCTGGCGTCCGGGAGGCGGCGAAACGATTGGTCTGCCGCAACGTGGCATCGGTCCCATAGGCGTTGCAATGCCGCAAGGATGGGTTACTCCGGGCTGCGACCGAATCAGAGCGCATCCGGGCGTGAGGGATTGTGTACGGCTCGAAGTTGATCTTGTGCACGCGTCCAGGGTTGTGACTTGGGGAAGCGGCGCAGCGGTCAAGGCGCTGATGATGGGTATCAAGGTGGAATCATACATGCCGGGGTGGGCAGGCGAACAGGACAATACGGATGCCGGGAGATTGGCAATGCTGCGGCGGCTGGCTTGGGCCTAGTGGCGGCTGAGCGAGATTGAAAGTGGAGAGGCATTTACATGGCTGTTGTCCTCATAACCGGCAAGGGTGGAAAATCAGGTAGCTGGTAGATCAGGGCGGAATAGATTGGTGAGGCAATCGGGGCAGAAGTATTGCCCGAGGCTGAAACCTATGATTGCCGCGCTGCGCAGGTTGTGGTCTGCATCAAGCGGGTACCGGACAGGCTAGTCAACACGGTCAAGGCCAGCAATAGGCCGCTAGTGTGGGATGTGGTAGACGCCTATCCGCAGCCGAATTCGTGGAATCGCGATCAGTGCATGTCATGGCTCCACGGGGAACT